GTCGGGTTTTAATCCCGACGCGCGTCTTTTGACCTCAATGTAAGTAGCTTATTTACTTAGCAAGAGTATTGTTTGAAGTAATAAGTTCGATTGTTGCATAGGTTTTAAGTAAAGTTTCTGTAAGTGGCTAGTAAAGAATGAAATGTCCAGGAATCTAGTGTTAAGTTATTTTAAGGTTATAATTTACTATCACCTTTAATTTCATGTTCATACTAGAGTTGCTAGTTAGCATTGCTAGCTTTTGTAAACCTTTGTTCATTTATATTTTGAGTCACTCGGTTGTAGGAGATGAGAACCTACGACTGTTTCACTTTCCAGGATGTGCTTTTGTTGCCTGAAGATTTTAGTGTCAGAGCCACGAGCCAGTCCAGACAAGTGTAGTACGACACTAAGATGAAGTTCACCAATAGCGACCGGAGACGGTGCGTTAGCGAAGTTCATTTCTTTAGTATCTATACAAGCCTATCAAGTGGGAAAGTTGATACTTTACTTGAATCATTAAGCCTTTCGGAAATGGCCCTCAGGATCTAACTAAAGTATGGTAGTACCCTGACTTGTGTGCGGTTAGCTAAATTATTTAGCGGACTATTAACAAGCGTTTCGCCCAGAAAGTAATATGAGGATAGTATAATTTTGATAAGTACCTTTAGGAAGCTTTGATGAGAACTTAACCATGATATATAATTTCGGGCAGAGCCGTGACTCGGGAGTAATTTTACTCGAATATAAGCTTTAACACGGTATCATGGGTTATGAATTGAGTTTACTCGCAGTACAGGCTCCCGCAATTGGCCTGATTACATTACTGTAGCTAATGACATTTGACTGAGAGCGATTTGGTTTTTAAAAATTCGTTTTTCTCTTCAAAATTATACTGGGCAAGAAACTCAAAAAGAGAACTTCTTGCTTAAATAAAATTGCAAACAATTAATTTTATATTTCTTTGAATTTTAATTTTGTTTAATTTTTATTTGAAATGGCTTCTTATATTGTACCTTCAAAATCACGATCTGGAGGTTATGCTGTGTATTCTCCTTGTGAGGAAGCAGTTCCTTGTGGTCCAGTTTATGGGCCAAAAAATACGCGTAACATTTATCAACGCTACGATTATTTGGAGAGACTTGCGTTCTCTTTGAAAAGAAAGTGGTTGAAGAATGCGTATGAGTGCCAATATAAATTGGCATATTATATGCAGAATGGGGCCATTTGGTATGATGCTTATGGCCAAACTTGGGTTCAAGTTCCCAAGGAGTTGTTCATTGAAGTGAATAACTATGTTTGGGATGAAATGCTGAAGGAGGCTCGACGTAATCGAAAACGTCATAATGGTGGTAAGCACAATCGCATTAAGATTAATATCTGCGATTATCCCTGCGATCCTGATGTTGCCTGGGGGTTACATCAGTGTGAGGATAGTGAAGATGATGCTCCCATTCTTCGACAAGGTGCGAAGAAGAAGGAGCGTGTATACCATGCTGAAGTGTGGCCAGAAGACCACATTTATGAACAAGAGTGGGAATTGGTTAGGAATCCTAACCTGTTGGACCGCTTAAAAGCGCGGTTGTTTTTATTTAAGTTTGTACGTAAACCTTTAGCTTATTTACGTAAATTTAAAGTTAAGGAGGGTTACGCGTCTGATTATAAGTTCGATGCTAATAATGAAGTATTGGAGGAAATCCCTCTAAGAACTTATCGTGTTGTTGAACAGCAGATGGAGGAGCCGCACGGAGAAAATGAGCAAGTTTTAAGAGCTTCTAATGTAGTAATAGGCGAGACACAAGTTGAGAGTGTTGCTGATGAAGGATTACCTGTAGTGTCATGGGTAAGTATGAGCTCTAATGAAGCCTTTGATTCTGGCTTTGATAGAGTTTTAGATCGTTTTACTTTTATAGATAGTATTCAATGGCATATGAGTGATGTTCATCCACAAGGTATGATGTTAGCTGATATGAGTTTTCCCCAACATGCTATTGATAAGATGTGTCAGCAGAATCGTGGTAATGTACCTTTCTGTGTCCCGTTTAATATTTATAGATATTGGCACGGTGATATGGAGATTAAATTGCAAATAAATTCTAATAAATTTCAAACTGGTAGGTTACAAGTTTCTTGGTATTACTATGATACAAAAGTCGCGAATGATAGAGATAATATGTGGATTTGTTCTCAATTACCTCACTGTATTATTAATGCAGGATCGTCTAATGAGAGCACTTTGGTAATACCTTATAAGCACTGGAAACCTCTGTTAAGCACTCGTTTGAGGAAGGGTTACGTAAAGCCTTTGCATTTAGGCACTTTGTTTATTCATGTATTGGCACCGTTGACAATCGGACCGCAAGCAACTAGCCCTAAATCTGCGAGTATAAGTATACTAGTGAGGCTTCGTAATTCTAAGTTTACAGGATTAGCGGATGGTGGCATTGCTTTATCTGAACAGCAGATGTTTAAACCCTCCGCGTTAGCGTCGGCAGCCTCTAGTGTGTTGAAGCAGTTTAATTGTGATAACCCGACTTCTACGTCGGTAGTACCATATTTAGTGCCTACTGGGTCCCATTCATGGTGTGCTGGTACAGGTGTTACCGAAGTTTTGCACAATTTGCGCTTAGATTATAATTGTTTGGGTGTAAACCGAGCAATTGATCATGGTACCTCTGAAACAACTATTGCAAATATAGTTTCGCATTTTGGCTTGCTCGAGCCTTTTGTATGGTCGGTTGATGGGGATAAGAACAATAAAGGTAGTGTGCTCTTTGAAATGAATGTTCATCCCATAGTAGATAAATCGAAGGTTCATAAATGGAACCATGCAAATACTCAACTCTCTAATTATGCAATTCCTCCAGTAGGAGTGGTTAGTTCAATGTTCATGTATTGGCGTGGTTCATTGGAGATTCGATTTGATATAGTTGCATCTCAATTTCACACAGGTAGGTTATTAGTTGCCTATGTTCCTGGTATTAGTGGTGGGACTCAAGTTACACTAGAACAGGCTAGGAACAGTGCTCATGCTATATTCTCTCTGCAGGAATCTCAATCTTTTACATTTGTGGTGCCTTATATTGCTGATAAGCCCTGGTGGCATAGGCGTTATGCTGGGCCACAGCGAAGGCGTGAGATTGCTGCTCCTTCTAAGTTGTTTGTATTTGTATTGAATCCGCTAACTCCTATGGATCAAGTGGCGTCGACTGTTACTGTGCTCCCTTATATACGGGGAGGAAGCGATTTTGAGGTTGCTGTGCCTGTACAGCCAGCTTTAGGGTTGAATTGGAATGACACTATTTTTATAGCCAATGATTATTTTATGCGAACAGTCCCCGGTTATGCTCCTATCTATTTTTCTACATGGCATAGTTTTGGTACCGGTAGGCAGCTTATAGCGAGGTACGGGCCTGGTAGCGACCATGTCGCGCAATGGACTTTGCCAAATATACCTGCTCCTCCTAATTCATATGCTATATGGGAATTGCAAGAGAAAATTAATATTACTCCAAAGGGTAAGCCTTTTACCTCTGAATATTATCTCTGTGCTTGGAAAGATAGTGGTTATATTTATATGTTTCCAGTACTTAAGAAAGAGGACGCTAAAGCTGCTGCTTTATGTTTATATAAAGGGCAAAAACCTACGGATTTTATGAGTTATCTTGTGCAGTTTAGCGCCGACTCGTCTTATGGCAAGTCTAATCCTGCATATTGTCGTCCGGAGTATTTTAGTGTGGAAGAGATAACTGATTATGAAGTTATAGAGAAGCAGAGTGACGAACGAGGCGTTGTAGAGAATGTCATGTCCCCTGTTGGCACTTTACCCTCTTCATCCTATGGTATAACTTTCTTTAACGAGAATTTTGGTGACTTAAAGGATTTGTGTCGTAGATACCAGCTACTTTATTCTGGTGCTGTAGAGTTGAATGTTGACGGAATTAATGGACGTGATTTAGCTTTGTTTACTTTCCCTGCTATTCCAAGGGGTCTTGATTTGGTAACTAAGAATAAAGAGCTGATCTGGAATATAATGCGAGATGGTCATATTCCATTGATCTGTGATGGGTTCCGGTTTTTCAGAGGTAGTCTTCGATATAAGATTGTTCTACCTAATGATTTTGATTTTAACGTGTGGGTGCAGCATCATCCAGATAAGCCGTTTGATGGGCCTGCCGTATTGAATGCGGAATTTAAGAATGATGGTGCTGATCTTGTAAGGAACCATACGTATGCGTATTATATTCAGTCCACTAAGGTGAATAATATAGTCGAGTTTGAAGTGCCCTGTTACATTGCGGGTAATTATCTTGTAACTGGTAAACGAGGGGAAGATGCTAATACCGATGCATCCGACTTTTATTCGCTGGGTGAGATAGCTATAGGTATAGATGCTTGTTGTGCTTCTAAATCTTCAATATCATTTTCTTTATACTATAGCTTTGCTGATGACGCATGCTTGAATGTTTTTACAGGCTTTGGTGCCAAGGTATTCTGCGATGAGGCTTACTCATATGCGGAACCACAGATGATGTCATGGCTATCGAGTGTGAGTTCCGCTACCGCTTCCCAAATGTTAGGCAGTTTAGTAACCAAGACTGTTGATGGTTCCGTTTCTCGCTTTGAGAATAGAGTTAAGAATAAAGTTATGGATGCAGTTACCCCCTTGGCGGAAGAGCTTTCGAAGGAGGTGCTATTAGCCAAACATGGCATTGAAACTGAGATGCATGAATGGATGTCTAATGTAGGTATGACAGTGGCTTTGTCCCAACTCATGCACGTCTTGGTTAATCCAACCCCCGCTTCTTTAGCGGTAAGTTTTATTTCAATATTGGCTATAATGTGCCAAGCCTCAGTGAGTGCTCTCTTTAAAATCTTGCAAGGAGCGCAAGAAGGCTTGACTAAGTTATTTACTCGATTTTGGCCGCAGATTGCTGGGCAGTCGAGCGATCTTCAAGGAGATGCTCAGCAACATGCGGAATTCCAATCAGAATTTTTAGACGAACTATCTAAACAAGACGTTCATCATATATCGTCGATAATATTTACGTTATGGGCTAGTGCAATGGGCATTACCTGTGTTGGCCCATCGAAATATCCCAATTTTATGCGTGGGGTTTTTACGCACGTAGGAATATTGAATAATGTCGGCACTCTTTTAAAGAATATGTCTGATACTATTATGTACTGTGTGCGGCATTTATTGGGTGCTACAAGTGAGAAGCGTCGTTTAGAAATGATTGTTGAGTCTAACGTTATTGAGCTTCGTGAGTGGGTTTTAGAGTGTAATAAACTGTTAGATCCGCGCATGTTTAATAATCTGTTACGAGATCAACAATATTCAAATCGTGTTTTTGATGCTTGTCTTTATGGTTCAATCCTCGTTACTGAAGATTTGCACAAGACCTGTCCTAAGCCACGTATTATTTTAGATACGTATAAGGAATTGTGTAAACTTCGTGATAGAATTATTGCAATGGGTAATCATCCTGATGTTCGATTTGAATGTTTTGTCGTTTGGTTGGCAGGCCATAGAGGAATCGGTAAGTCTTTTATGACTGATACGATTTGCGCCGAATTATTGCGAGCTATTAATTACCAGACGAATGAAGCTATGATTTATTGGCTCACTTCTACGACTAAATATTGGAATGGAGTGCGGAATCCCCCTGTCATTGCTAGGGACGACGCTTTTAATTTGAACGGAACTCTAATGGAAGAGGAGTTAGGTAATTACTTTATGATTAAATCCTCTTCTGTTTTAAACCCGAATATGGCTGCCGTTGAGGATAAGAATAAGAGGTTAAATCCGCTTATATATTTTCTCAATAGTAATTTTACTTTTCCTGTCATATCTCCTGCCAAGTTGCCTTCCGCTGTCTATCGTCGGAGACAAGCGTTGATTGAGGCTAGGTTTACAGATGAGATATTACAGAAGTATGGAGCCGGCGATCCTGAAAATATTAGTTCAGCTGAAATATTGATGCCTGAAGAACGTGAGAACTTTAAACATTTATTGTTTAGGTATTCACGTAATCCTGCTGTCGATAAATCTGAGTTCTGGACTAATTGGATGTCATATGAAGAACTTATGCAGTGGTTAAGACCGAAATTTATACAGTTCTATCAACAAGAGCAAAAGAACTTTCAGCGGCGTGTACAAACAGCATATTCTTTATCTAGTAGTGGTGTCCATGATTTTAATTTACCAGATCTCGAGGTTAATTCGTCTTTGCGTTCCCGCGTTGAGCAGGCTAAACAATTAGCTGCGCGGCGGTTATTGGAAATGCGAGATGAAACGATTGAAGATCCTAATATTACCAGTATAGTGAAGAGTTGGGGTCAGAGATTGGTGGACTGGTGGGACTGTCGTGTTGAGAAACAGAGTCCTGAACCAACTCCCGGCTGTAGTTTCTGGGATGACGAACCTATTTTTCAAGGCACTACAAAAGATCTTGGAGAATCGGTTAAATTCGAGGTTGTGCGTACCATCTTTTCTGAATGCGGGAAAGATATGTTCGCTGAGTGGTTTGCTGGTGGTGTTTGGAATCCTAGTAATAAATTTTTGGAAAAATGGATGGAATATACTGGTCTGCAGAGTGAGACTCTAAAAATTATGTTGGAAGATATACAGGATTATAGATTGACGAGTTCACAATTCTTTGACGCTTTTTGTCCTAAGAAAGAGTTCATTGATCAGTGGCCTAATTTCTATCCAATAGTCCTGTGGGGTATAGATTTGCGGCTCTTTACTCCTACTCCTTTCAATACTGGTAGAGTAGAGGGTATGGAGACGCTTGATCAAGCAGTTAATTATTGGCGGCTAGCTTCATACCGAGTTCATAGTCGTATTTTCCGTAACCACGCGTTCACTCACGATCAGATAGCCCAGAAAATTTTTGGTAAGTCATATGCAGAGATTAGGAGTAAGGAATATATTGACTTCATGACCACTCAGTATGTTAATAACTTAGGTATCCATTGCAAGTTCACTCAGTTTTGGCTAGAATATTTGCCGTATTGCTCGGAGGTACAATATTGCAGTTCGCGTGATAGATTTATTTATAAAAATCCATTTGGCTTTACGACATCAGTGGAAGCGCGCTGTAATTGTAAGAATTGCCCTATGCGTAATCCTATGCTTAGTCGTCTGTTGGCATATGTTTGGAATCAAACTCACCCGAATATACAATTATGCTTTAATAACAGCAGTAATGATTCTGCTATTTTGGAAGATTGGCTCGAGAAAGCTAAAAGCTTTGCTAGTTGTGCTTGGAATCATTACCTTAAGCCTTTTGCTACGCTTGTGCTTGCTTTTATTATTAAGTGTATACCAATAATTGTCAAGATTTTGTTAAGCTTGGCCATAGCTATGGGTATTCGCTATACAGCGTCTAAGGTGTTCGGACCGTCTGCTGAGATCCCGAATGTTAATTTTAACTTTGAGCCGACAGACTTTCAGGTGGGAAAAAATTATTTTAAATTTGATTCTCCTAAGTTTAAGAATACTCAGAATAATTTTAATAAGGGTTTTCAGCAGAGTTCTGAGCAACGTAACGCTATGGCTCGAGCTATAATTAATAATACTGTAATATTAGCTTGTGCATATGTTGAGAATGGTAGACGCATGAATGTTAATGCACGTTGTCTCATGGTGCGCGGTCGTAGTTTATTAATGTTGCGCCATTACTATGAGGAATGTAGATCTGTTCTGGATAAGCGTCCTACTTTTACTTTGCACTTTAATGTGGGTGGAGCCGCCTCATTTAGAGAAGTTTTATTTGAGGACGTCTTTGGGTGTATGAAGAGGGCGACTGCCAATGATGGTAAGTCGGATTCGAATTATTGCTTGTGTGAGCTACCTAATTTCATACCTCAGTTTAAATCTATAATAAAATTTTTTGCGACAGCGAGCCAACACTTAAATCTGTCACGAACAATGGATCTCCATTGTGTTGGTGACCAATTGTATTGTGATTTGGAATTTAAGCGTGAAGGCAAGTTTATAGTCGCTTCTAACGATGAGGTATGCTCGAATGTTGTATTGGAAAATGCTTATACATATAATGTGCAAGGTAGAGGTATGTGTGGTAGTGTGCTTGTGTGCAATTCTGTGAACAATGGTAATGGTGCTATTGTTGGCATGCATGTTGCTGGTGCGCCTTCTAAAGGAAAAGGTATTGCTGAACCATTGTTTAGAGAAATGTTTGATTGTTATATAAGCCATGTTAATTATCCTGTTGTAGATGATTTAGACTTAAAACCTATTGATGATAAACATATTAAACTTAACACTAATCTTATGCTTTTAGGCAAAGTGGATGCTGAATTTTCACATCATGAGAGTGGGAAATCTAGAATCGTCCCATCTTTGATTGCTGGCGCGGTTTATCCTGTGATTACTGAAGTTAACCCACTTAAGCCTAATGATCCTCGCCAGCCGGAGGGGTCGCATCCTTTATATGATGGGTGCAATAAGCATGGCACTGGTCATTTAGTGCCTTTTCCAAAGGATATAGTGGATATAGTTAAGGAAGATTTGTCATCAGTTCTAAATACGCGCGTGTTACCTGTGCGTAATGAGGTAAGTATACTCACAGAGCAGCAAGCTATTTGTGGTGATCCTGATGTACCTCATTTTGAGTCTCTCAACTGGACATCATCTGAAGGTTTTCCTATGAGTGTGTATCGCCCGAAGGGAGCCTATAATAAGAAATGGCTTTTTAAACTTAAGGAAACTCAAAGTGGCTATGAGCTACTTGGGATGGATGAGCGTTTGAAAACGCTTATCTTAGCTCGCCGAAAAGCTTATAGGGAAGGGACCGTGCCTCCCACTATTTACGTTGATTGCTTAAAAGATTATCGCCTTTCGCCTGAGAAATGTAAGATGCCTGGTAAGACTAGGATCTTTTCTATTTCTCCGATACAAACTACTATAGATGTTAAGGTGCATCTTGGCGATTTTATGGCTTCTTACAAGCAAAATTTTATAGCTAGCGAGCATGCAATTGGCATTAACCCCGATAGCTTGGATTGGACGCAAGTGGTTCATTACCTCGGCGAGGTGGGCACTAAAATCGTAACTGGTGATTACAGTAACTTTGGTCCCTGCTTAAATTCCGAAATGGTTTCCGTTGCTGCCGATAACATTAAGAGTTGGCACGAGTTTAACCACGCTGCTGAAGAGCATTGTAATTATGTCCATAATATCATTCGAGAGGAGATTATGAATCCTCTACATTTATGTGAGGATATTGTATATCAAACTCATAATGGAATTGCCTCGGGGTCGGCTATGACAGGTGAAATTAATTCCGAAGTTAATAAGGCTTATATAAGAGTAGTGTATATGATGATTATGCGTGAATTAAGCCCAAAGCATGCTAGTATGGCTGCTTTTAGAGAGAATGTTCGTCTCCTTGTGTATGGGGACGATTTTATTTTGAGTGTTAGTGATGAGATATGTGAGTATTTCAATCTGGAGACTATTATCAGGTATTTTCAGAAGCTCAATATTAAAGTTACTTCCGCAAGCAAAACCGACGTTGTGGAGAAGTATACTGATCTTAGTCAAGCTACTTTTCTGAAACGTGGATTTAAGAAACATCCATGGCGAGCTAATATTGTTTTAGCTCCTGTTGATATAAATTCTGTTCAGGAGTGTGTTAATTGGGTTCATAAGAGTAATGACCCAGCTGAAGCTCTTCTTGAGTGCTGTCGTGCTAGTATGGATCTAGCTTATGGCCATGGTCCTGAATATTATAAACAGCATGGCGAACGACTTGTATTAGCATGTCGCCAGCATAATATTGTGTTTCAACCTACCTCTTGGCGAGATAGGGATAATGAAATATTTGGTGATGGTTCTCAGGGTGAGAATATTTCACTTCGAATGACTGTTCCCTGGTTTATGAGGGACGAATGAAAGTAGAATAAATGTGTTAGTTATTAGTTTTAATTGCTTTTATCTTACTGCTTCCCGTAGGTTGATATATAATCTATATATGTTTATGATCTCTATCATACGTATATAGTGCGTATATCATTTGCACCCCCCTAGTGACTACGTTTTTAACGCACAA